ACAATACTATCATGCAAACTTCCATTATTGAAATAAATTCGAATTTTATCTGAATTTTGTAATTCTTGTGATAACGTTATTGTTGATGTTGTTCCAGACGAATTTTCAAAAATAGTTTTACATTTTAACTTTTCATATCGTGGAATTTTGGGATCTAAAATAAAGCCATTTTTATCTATTAAAACATCATTCACAATACATCACCTCTAAGAGAGGCAATTATTGATAACTGCCCCCCCCCATGTTAACATTTTGTTAATCATTTTATATCATTCCTTTCTAATTTGAAGAAGCTATTGCTTGAGCTAATTCTTCGTCTGTACAAATACTTTGATAAACACCTTGTATTATGGCAATTCTAATTTTGTTCATATCATCTGCAGTTACTTTATTTTGCTCTGGAATAGAAGGATCTGTATTTAGATTTTCCTTCTCGTCATATATTTCTATCAATTAGACCACCTCCAATTTTTGCTTGATTGTATAACTTTTAGTTATTTCTAAATTTGATAGATCTATAGTCTGATAAACAATAGTCTTATCATTTGACACTATTTCAGCATTATTTATTATTTTATCTACATACACACTAAAAACTATAGTAGTAGATGTTTCTGTAGTGTTATCAAAACTGTAAGAAATTTCTTTACTACTATTGTCTTCATAGTTTATGATCACCTTATTATATAACTTGGCATTATTGTAACTATTATCTGTATTAATAGCATTATTTAGATAAGTACTAGCCTCTTGATTTAGTACTTGAATAACATTATTTCTGTCTACTACTTGCAGTACGTTTATGAAGTTTAAGAACATTGTTTCATAGATGTTTTTTTGAGTTACGTTAGTATCTGTTATCATTGTTAGGTTAGTCTCAGATAATAAATTTTTACTAGTTAAATCAATACCATTTAAATACGTATTGGGTATCTCTACTGTTGATACTGTAGTGTTATTATTTATTGTCTTATTATAAAGATTTCTAGCAAATACTAGACTTTCGTTTGAATAAATTTCTGAACTGTTTGGAATAAGAGCATTTGTATTTATGTAAGATTCACCATTAAAATTAGAAGAATTGTAATTTTCTTTGAAATTATATACTTTCCAACTTTCTCTTCTTGGGTTTATCGCATAAGAGAACCAGTTCAGCAAATTATAATTACTCTTAACATACAAAGTCCTTTGGTTATATATAAAAAATTGTTGCTCACTAATTTTAATTGGCTGCCAGTGATAGTTTTCTAATCTTTGAAAATAATAATTTGCTACAGTGCCACTGTCTATTGAATTTATATTATCATTAAATTCTATATATAAATCATTATTATTTTCAACTATATAAATAGATTCTAAATTACAAAAATCATAATCTCCTAAATAATTTTCGTATATTGTTTTGAACTCTCCAGTTTGAATATTATAGTAATATAATCCTATATATTTAGAATTAGCTATCCCATTTCTACCCCATTGCTGATTATTTTGAACCAAATAGCATTCATTTCTGTTAAGAAAAACACTTTGGTTATTATAACTAATGCTATCTACAAAAGGCTGAAAATCAAACGATGCTATATTTTTTAGAGTTAACGATGTTTCTGTAAAATTTTTAGTCCAAATATATAAATTTGTAGAAGAAGCTATGGTACTACTTAACAAAATTTCTAAAAAGAAATTATCATCATCAAATTCTACGTAACTATCTCCCATCAACCATCCAGTGCTATCGTCATCATATCTTGTCCACTCATTTTCGCTGCCTGTATTAACTTGTAATTCTATTATTCTAATTCCATCAAAATCAGGACTAGTTTGATCTCTTAAATAATTACCAACAAGAACATAGTGAGAAGAATTAATGTCTTTATACATTTTTCTACAGTAAAAATTAAAATAATCAGTTGGCAAAAAATAGCTTCTCCGCAGTGTAAGAAAATAATCATTATTAGTTTGTTGAGCAAAATTGTTTAACATAACAAACCTTTTTTGACTTACCGTAAAAGACCAATCTTCATCTCGAGGAAAATCAGGACAATCTATTAAAGAAAAAGTACCATCTTCTTCTTGAATCATACATTGGATATATCTTAAATAAGTACCACTATCATATTGGTAAAATGTCTTAATTGGTTCAAAATTATTATTTAAAATAGTTATTATTCCTCTAACTTCATCTGTTTGATAAACCTTATATCCACCATATAAAACCAATAATTCACTATCTGCAACTTCTATTAATCCTTCATATCTAAAATTGTTCCAGCTTGTTGGAAAAAATTCTGACCACTCGTTTCTAGATATTTCATTAATCTCTTTAAATATCTCTTCAGTAATACCTTGTTCACTAGGCAACTTACCCATTAAATAATCAAATAACGTCTTTTTAAAATCATCTGCCATAGTTACCCTCCTAACTTACTAAAGGCATTTCTAAGCCTGACTCTAATGTATTATCTCCAGTTATCTCTAGCTCTGTTATTTGCAAGTTACTGAATATGATATTAGCTGTGTTTTCGATATCTACGTTACGAGCTATGTATTCGCCTTGTGATATGTTGCCGTTTGCTTTAGCTCTTTGATTATCAAAATAGTTAAGTTCATTTTCTGTATCAAAGTTATTGCTTAACTCGTACTCATATCTTGTTTTAATAAAGTCGCCGGCTTGAAGAACATTAGTATTTTTAGTTTTGACCAAATATTCTCCATTAATGTTTGTTACAGGGGAATTGAATTGATATTTGCCACCTAATTTAAGAAAATCAGTACCAGCAGTAATGTTTATAGTTAGTTCTGCACTGCCATTATATTTAATATAAGTTTTACCGACTGACTGAAGCTCGCTTGAACTAGTTACATCAGTTCTATTTTCATAACGTGAAATAGTGCCATTTCTACCTAGATTATTTTGTATTCTTTGGATTTCTGAAGTGTTATATGTAATTTCTCTCCCTTGAACTATAGCAATATAGTTAATAATTATCTCAGAACCTGCAGAATAAGTGTCATTAGAGTCTAACTGGTTACTTGCTACTTCATAATAAAAATCGGCCGTTATACCGATTTCTTTTTCATCTTTAGTAGCAAATGTTTTTGATACACCATCTACCTCAATTGAATTAATTTTACCTATTAATTGCTCTAAAATGAACGATGTGTCATAGCCATTTGCTATTACTGTATTAGTAGTAGAAATATTTGCAAATACTTGGTCTGATGTAATTATCTGCTTATTACGATAATCAGTAGTTGAATAGTCATAAGTAAGCTCTTCTATCTTATTAGTTGTGCAATACTCTTTAGTAACTTCTATAGTGCCTAAATTATCTAATAATTCAGGGCTATAAAAATCAATTGCAGTAGTGTTCTCATCTACCATATGAGTACCCCAACGAGTACCACTTATTTGCGATAGGTATTGAAATACATCATAAGGAGCTTTATCAAGTGTAGAATAAGCTCCTATGACTGAATTCTCACTATCAGGTATATTTATATTACCCTCAATAAAACCATAATCTGAGATGCTATTTATTACTTGTGTGATAGCCTCTCTTACTGTCTTATCTGCAATAACATAATCAAGTGTAGTGCCTTCACTTAATAAAGTGCTAGGATCAAGTATTTGCACACTACAATAATGTGGTTTGTTTGGATTTAACTCCATGTCAGCAGTATTCTTTACAATACCAGTAAAATATAACTCACCATCTTTTAGAATCTTGCATTTTGAATAATCCTCAGGGAAATAATACTCTTCTAATAACTTATTAGTGCCTTTCCAACTTTTAGGATAAACACGTGAAAGTTCTATGGAGCTAGGATTCATAAACTCTTCGGAAATAGTGAAGTTAGAATCACAAGTAATTTCTTCATCGTCAATAAATATTTGAAACATTATTTACCACCACCGTAGTTGTATGAATTCTTTGCTCCGCCTGAGAAAGTTTTGATATCTCTAACAAAAGCTTTACCAAATTTATTAACGTCCATATCAGCAATAATTGTTATATTGGGTTGATAATTATTACCATATCCGCCAACTGCAGGATTGTATTTCTTTGGTACAACTGCTTCTCCTTTGTGTAAATATGCAAGACCTTCTCCAGCAACGTAGTTAGTACCTACATTCAACGTAGGTATTTGTGGTACTGGTAATGGGTTTTGTTTCCATAGTCCTTTGAAAGGCGCAACACCCAAAATACTAATATTTCTAATAAAATTTAAAATACCATTAATGATGTCAAACGGGATTCTAATTATTTTATTAATACCACTAATAATTGCATTAACGATTGTTTTAAAAACATTTGCTATTCCATCTACTAGTCCAGTAAATATTTTCCCGCCAGCACTAAAAATTCCAACAATTCCATTCCAAACAGTCGTTGCTACATTTTTTATTGCATTCCACGCAGTTGAAAAAGCTGATACGATTGTATCAACTACTGTCTTGATCGTATTCCACAAGCCATTAAAAATCCCTCCAATAAAATCAACAACTGTTTGAAAAACGGATTTGATGAACTCTGCTGCCGTCGACAATGCTCCACCAATGGCATTAATAATTCCCATCACCGCGTTTCTAAAGCCTTCGCAATTATTCCACAAATTAATTAAAATGGCAATTAAACTTACAATAGCACCAATTACCAATACAATCGGATTGTTTGCTAAAAAGCCAAATACTGTACTAATCGTTTTTCCGACTGTTGAAAAAGTTCCTCCTAACGATTTAACCGTTCCTATTAATTTGCTAATCAAAATCAACGCAGGACCAAGTACCACAGCGATTTCTAATATCTTTCCAATTATATTTTTTGCTTCTGGGCTTAAATTTTGAAACCAAGTAACTAGGCTTCGAATGCCACCAATGACGTCTTGAATTACCGGCATTAGAGCATTTCCAACATCTAAAGCAAGATCACCAAATTGGCGTCCTAACGATTCTAACATACTTCCTAGATCATCATACTTAATGTTCTTCATATTTTCCATTGACGCGTTTGTTTGATCATAAGCATTTCTAATTGAACCTAGCTGAGTAACTACCTCTGGTCCCAAATCTTCCCACATCGTACCAAAAAGATCAACACCAACGATAGACTGTTCTACAGGATCTTCCATTGCGGCAATTGCGTCAATTACTTCGTAAAACGCACTTCTTGCAACATCTCCTCCGGCTGCAAATTTATCAGCCATTTCGTCCGCGTTCATTCCTAGACGTTTGAAACCGTCGATCGTCGTATTGGAACCATCAATAGCTCTGATTGAGAACTCTTTTACAGCGTCACCAATCTTATCTAGATTCCAAGCTCCGGCATCCGCACCACTTTGAAATATATTAAACATGTCTTCTGCGCTTAATCCTAATTTTCCAAATTGAACGGAATATTCATTAATATTATCAATAAATTCATCAGAATAATTAAGACCTTTTTGAAATCCTTGAGTAATCAAATTCATTGCTTCATCCGAGGATATTCCAAAGTTGTCCATCAATGCTTTGGTAGCTCTGATACTTTCATTAACTTCGACTTCAAATGTATCTCTAAGTGTTAACGCACTTTCGGTTATTGTTTCAATTTGATCAGGATTGAGGTCATCTAAAGTTTGTTGAACGGTTGCGATCGAATTAGCTACATCCTCATAGCTTTCACCATAGTTAGCATTGTAAATATTACGCATGACTTCGTCATACTTTTCTGCTTCTTGGGTAGTTAATCCAAGAGAAGCTTGCATTTGATTACTTGCTTTATCAAAATCCGTAGCAGTTTTTACAGCATAAGTACCAAAAGCTACTAATGGAGTTGTCAAACCAATGGTTAAAGCCTTACCAGCTTTATTGAATTTCTTAGCTAATGCTTCGCTTTTTGTTTCTACTTCATTTATTCCTTTTATCGCCTGCTTGTTGCTTAAGTCAATAAAAAATTTTACGGCTGCGTCAGCATTCCTTATTATCACCTGCCTTTTTTTCAACATAATTCCATAATTTTTGCAATCCTAAATCCGAATTTTCTTGAGAAGGAAGAGCATATTTCTGCTTCATTTTCATACGGAATTTATGTTCTTTGTCTTCTTGTGCTTTTGCACCTTTTGGAGGTTTTTCATACAAACGAAAACTTAACATTTTTGATAAAATGGAATTTTCATCTAAAAATAATCCTTCCAAAATCGCATCAAATTCCCACCAGGAAATTTCATCAAAATTTAAATTAATACCTAATTTTAAAAAATCTGTAAAATAATACTTATAATCTAAATTCAAATCAAACGTTTTCTCATTTGATTTGTGCCTTTCGTTAACATCAAAGACATATTTTGTTACTTCATCTAACACAATAATTTGCTCTTCAAAAGGCAAATCATCTATACCAAGTAAACGAACACTTTCAGAAATATTATCTTTTGTGCTATTTTTCATCAATTCAAATATCTTTAACATAGTCTTAAATGTAAGATTCAAGTAATATTCTTTATCATCAATTCGTAATAAATTTATTTGTTTGAAATTTTCTTTAGGTGTGTACTTAAAGTATTTATCTGTGAAGCTCTCTTGTCCGCAAAGGTTTTTACGAAAAAATCAAAAATCATATCGATTAAATCCAAATAAACAGATTCACCGGCTTTTTCTTTAATAAAATCGCGTTGCTCCTTAAAGATAAGTTGTTCGAACTTTTCTTGCTTTTCTTTTCCTCGTTCTATGACCTTTGCTTCTAACTCTTCTAGCTCTTCAGTTTTTTCTTCTTTTTGAAGTTTATCCATCAATCTACCATCTTTGACATCTTGTTCATCAAAAAGAAGATCTCTGATTTTTAATTTCTCTTCTGGTGTAATTTTCATTGTGTAGTCAACTAATAAAGTGCCATCTTCTCCTTTTATTTGAATTGGCTCTTCTATTTCATATTTTTTTCTTGTTAATGTTAACATTTGTCCTCCTATAAAAAAATAAAGGGCAGACTAATGCCTACCCTGTTTTTATCCTCCTGTCGGAGTATAGTCATCTTCTTCAAATGTCGAATTGTCATACACTTTTAAGTCAAAATCAACCTGTAATACTTCTTCTGCAGAAGCTTCATAGCTAATTGAGCTTAATGTAGACGTAAATTCAATTTGCTTGCCAGTAGTTCCTTTTAAAAGATTAACAATTCTGGTTTTTGCCGTAGCGGCAGCACCAACTGCAAATTCTTTATCTAGGATAAATTGACAAACCGGACTAGATTTATCCAACTTAACAGATACTGACCATGTTGGATCCAACCCTGTTTTAACGTTGTTTGACAAAAAATTATATAAGTCTTGCCAAGTATCAAGTGTTTCACCTTGATCATAACCAACTGTTAAAGTGATTAAATCTTGCCAATCTGGTGTTTCATCTTCACTTAAATCAAATTGAACTAAAAACTGTTTTACTGAACTTTCGTATTGTGCCCTTTTAATTTCACTCCTTCCATTCAACCTTGACGGTTGCATTAATGTTATAATGAATTCTTTGGTTTTCGTCTCTAAAAGCATAATTTGGCATGTTACAACTTATTAAGATTACTCTTAAGTCGTCATTTTCTATATTCGTTTTCATATCTAATTGTTTAAATATATTGTCGGCAATATTTCTGGTTTTGGCATCATTAGAAGTGCCTCTAATAAGCAAATAAAAAGGGATATCGCTATACAATATGTCTTTGTTTAAAGAGCGTTCATTCGTTCCTTCTCTTAAAGATAATGCTATAATGTTTTCTTTTTCTTGTGGTAAATCAGGAGAATAACATTTATAACCCGCTTTCTCTACCTCATTTCTTAATAAAGTAACTAAACTTGTTATATTCATATCATTTTCCCTCTTTCACTTTTTTGAAAACATTAATACACATATCTTGATAATCTTTCTTATACCTATCCCAGGTTTTTTCAAACCATCTAGGTTCTGCTCTCCTATTACCAGCGCCAGCCTTACCACCAACATAATATCGTTCTCTTACATATGGTGTCCTTTCGATAATATAGCCTTTTTGAAAATCACTATTTGCTTCTCCAGATTTATACATGTCGCCACTTTCTCGATAAGTGAACTCGTTACTATCTTTATAAACTTGCTCAGCTACTGCAGATCTTGTGTCATCTGCGCATGCGTTTACGACATCTTTAAACCAATCGCAAGCGCCTTTGAAATCTTTGAATTGTTTCATTTTAAAAGCACCTCGTAATGATGAGGATCATCTTGTTCGCCACGCAAAACATCTGTGTCTACTACGCGATATTCACGATCTTTGAAAAGGATAATGCTGTTTTGAACAGGAACGTTAGACAATCCTTCAGAGTTAACTAAATCATAAAACATTCTCGCATTACCAACAACTTCTCGGCCGTTTGATGTAATTCTCAATTGCGTTTTTTCCTCAATTTTAACTCTATTTAAAGGTATTTCATCTGCCCAACCATCACCCTCACCACTGTTGGATAAATATTCTTTATACTTGCAATTATTTGGTAGCAGTCTTTTCGGAATTGGCTTTATCATTTTCTGCCTCTTTCTTCGGCTTCTTTTCTTCTAACTTCTTCCAACCAGCAAGTTTGTACCACTTTTCTGAACTTTTTGGAACTTCTTTAACTATAGCTCCGCATTTGTATTTAACCACAATAACAACCTCCCAACGAACTAGAAATAAGACCACAACTTAAAAGAATATCGTAAGCTGCCGAACTCAATCTATTTATGCTTTTATATGCTTCGTTATTTGAAGCACTCTCAGAATAGCTACCCAAAGTATAGCCATCAGAACCATTACTTGTTATCAAATCTTCATTCAAATCATAGAAATTAATCTGTTCCATTAAAGCTTTTTTAAAGGTGTCATAAAGTGGACAACCCTTTCCTGGAATCATCTTAATTGGAACAGATTTGAATGTACTTAAACTTAAAAATTCTAACCTTGCAAGATTAGAAGGAGCAGTATCTACCCCAAAATAATCTTGATAGTCTTTTTCGGTTATCATAGAACCACTCCCTTAACAAATTATTCCTCTCCTACTACAATAGTAGCACTTGATGATACTTTATTGCTTGCGGTGTCACTAGCTTCTACAACAATTGTGTAGTTACCAGGACCAGTTGTAGCATCTGCTGTTACAACAGTAGCTCCGCTAATTTCGAATTTCGAATTATCTCCTGCGTCACTTGTCAATGTATAAGTTACTGAACCATCACCGCCAGTTGCAGATAAATCAGCTACTTTGGTAGAATCAGCTAACGTTCCTTCAAGTCCTGTAACCGGAGTAATGTTAATTGCAGATAAACCAGTTTTTGTCTTTACGATTACTGCTCTAGCGTCTGTTACAACATCTTCATAAACAAAACGTCCTTTTAATGCAGAAGCTCCAATATATTTGTCAGAACCATCAGTTAAATCTACAACAACTGGATTAACTTTCCATTCATCAATTTTTTGGCACCAATCAGTAGCATAAACAATATATTCAATTGCTTTACCAGTTGAATCAGCGCCTAAATCTTGAGTAATGACTTTAACTCCGTTGATCTTATTAACAACACCTTCACGTGCTAGTTCTGCACCAATTTGTGAAGCAGTATTAGAATACTTCTCGTCCGTCAATAATAAGTTTTCTGTTTCATAAGAAATTGCCACATACATTCTGTTTTTATCAACGCCAAGTTTAGCTACTTTTGAAATATCTTTAACGATATTCTCATAAACATTGGTCTTAGTACAATCTTCTTGTAAAGATGGTGTGTTTTTTGCTAATAATGCAGCAATAGCATCATTCTCTAATGTTAATGCACTTGAATATGCAGCACTCTCTAATCTTTGCGCCATTAAATTATCTGGAACAGCAACAGCCTCATATCCATCGATCAATTCATTGATACCTTTATTTTTTGTAATTAGAATATCTAAATATCCTGTCGTTGATTGCTCTAAAGCAATACCATTTTTAATATCATAGTCTCTAACACTAACATCAGTGTTTCTTACTGGAACTTTAACAGCTCCTGCGGTTGGACTACCAACATAGTCTTGATTAAATGTGTTTCTAATTTTTAATGATGGTCTCATTAATTTAACAATCTGCGTAGCATAGCGTTCTTGTCTTTCGTGAGTACCGTTTGTTGCGATTGCATTTGCCCTACTTAATCACTCTCCTTTTAAAAATCAATATCTGGGTGTTTAGCCTTTAAAATGGCCGTCACTCCATCATCGGCATTGTTGCTAATCTTTTTAGTTGCTACTCCATTGCTTTGCGGAGTTTCAACCTCTTTACTTGTTTGAAGATATTTAGGATTGCTTTTTAAGAATTCCTCTAGGTTATCTTCAAAATCACCTTCCATTTCGGAAACCGTAAACCTTACAAAATCACGAAATTCTTTACTAACATCTGCATTGGCTACTGCCAACTTTTGTTTTAGTTTTTCGTTTTCTTGTTTAGTTTCTGTAATTTGTTGAGTTAACTCTGTTTGTTTTTGGGTCTCAGTCTTTTGACTCTCTTCCCACTCCTTATACTTTTTCAAATCAATGCCTTCATATTTCTTTTCGTACTTTTCTCTTAGCTTTTTATCGAAAGCATTAAATTCGTCTTGTGTATAAGTCTTTTCAGTTTTTTCAGCAGGTTCTGTAACTGCCCCCTCAGTTTTTTCTTCGGTATTTACCGGTTCAGTTTGAGTAACTGTTTTTTGATTATCTTCCATAAATCCTCCTATGTTTTTGTTTGGGTAACAAAGTAATTCCCACACCTTAATTTCTTTATTGCCTAACTAAGTAAAAGGCATAAATAAAAGACGTGTTTCTACGTCCCGTGCCCTTATAAGCACTGTGGAAAGTATCCAGCCCATCACCCTGACTATACTCTCCACACTACCTGTAAAGGTAATGTTATTTTATTTTTCCGATCCACTCGTTGGCTGTTATTCTAGTTCTTCCGGTCCTATCTAGGAAAGCTGTATATTCTTTTCGGTAATCTCGTAAGTTTTGATTTTTTCTTTTAATGTAGTCTTCCTCCGCACCGGTTTCTTTAAGCATCGCAATTTCTCTTTTTTTATTTCGGATTGTTCTTTCATACAACCTTTGTTTCTGTTTCTCCTGATAGTCTTTATCATTCTCGGCCTTCGAAATTGGATTATCTCGATGAAGAGAAATTCCAGGTACAAATGCATGCCTTGAATGCCCACAATTTATTCCTAAAATACCATCAGGATCACCGTACGAAGAACTGCGCCAAGAATAGACTCTTATTTTCTTCCCACGACCGTCTGTTATCGGCTCAGTATTTCCACTCAGCGAAAATATTTTTCCCTGATCTTTAGCACATTTAGGACGTGCTCCGCTATGTTTGCTAATTTCTATGTAATCATTTCCGGCTAGCGTCAATCGTTCTTCTTGGATTCTATTAATCGTATTTTGGGTGTTACTCCTTAAAATCATCTTTGTGTATGCTTCTGGAGTCCATTTAGCGCCGTTTTTAGCAGTGAAACCAGTTAATCCTTTTTCAGCCAGTTGACTAACAGCTTCCTGCATTGCTTTAGCGGTGGTTTTGGTTCCCGCCAAAACTTGTGATGATACCTTATTAACCACTTCTATATATTCATTGCCAGCGCTAGCTAATAAGCTATTATTTTGGCTATTAAATGTTGTTAATATTTCTCTGATAGCAGAGTTCAAAATTGCAGAAATTTGTTCCTTTTCTACGTTAGGATTAATTTCACTTAAGATACCTGCTTCGATTCCCTTTTCGATAATCGTCTTATCCATGTTAGATCCTATTTCTTCTGCACGATTAAATACTGCTTTTATTTCTTTAAGTGTCTTTTTTGAATATTTAGAAATAGCTTTTGCATTTTCCTCGTTAAGACCGTTTAACTCTCTTAATCGTTCTAGTTGCCATTCGTTGACACCACCAGACCCATAAATTGGTTGACCAGTTTCTTCATCCCATCTATCAATTTCCATAGGTTTGCCAGCGATGAGTTTTTTGGCAATATTTAAAAGAAGCTCGTTTTCCATATTGATATAAATTCTTTCAACTTGTTCTTCCAATTCATCCAAAGACATTTATATCACTCCTCTAATTGTATTTCGTTCCCTTGCTCCATACCAAAAAAATCCAATCCAGCGGGTTGAACTATCTTGTTTTCATTTTGAATTTTGGCTATTTCTTCTTGTACTTCTTTATCTTCGTAGTGAAGATATTTTTTCATGAATTTTTCAAGAGAAATGACTTTGTTTTGATATAGCATAACTCCTCTATTTATCAATGTGTTTTCATCTTCAATAATAGAATCGTCAAATACTATATTAATTGTTTTATACGGGATATTTTCAAGCATACAAATTGCTGCAACTAAGTCATACAAGCAATCGTTAACCATTATTTCATGATGTTTCTTAGTGCGGTATGTATCACTATTTTCGGAAACCACTTCGGTTGCTGTCTTAACACCTTGGCCATCAAAATTATAAAAGTTCTGACCAAGACCAACTCCAGCAGACAAATAATTTAAATCAGCATTTATCGAACTAATATGTTCTTGATATCTTAAATTAAATTCAATATCTTTGACCGGCTGATTTTCCATGCCAGCTATAGCAACGTAAACTTCATCTTCTGTATCAAAATAAGTAACTAAATTAACATTACCATTTTCATCCACCTCATGACCTGGTTTGACAGCACTTCTATCAACTAATACTCTCTTTTTTCCAGTCCGAAATTCTCGATTAAAACTATCATACTTTGTATCAAGCGCTTTTAGTTTGTCAATTTGGTTAGCAATTACTGAAAGGCCCATTGGACTATCCGTATCAAAGTTATTAGCAATTAGAGGTTTCCATACTTGAAAGCAAGGCATATTTGTGTCATATTCTTCGTATTCTAACACATCAGGAAATTCTTCTTTAAAATCAACTTCTTTTCCAAGTGCAGTTTCATAATTGGACTTGTATACTTCATTTAATTTGGTATATTTATTATCATTAAACTCATGATAAGTAATATGTGTGAAATATTTCTTTTTAGTACCAGTACCTTTAGTATAACGACTAACTGTAATCAATCCATTAATATAGCTGTTTGTATATTTATATGGAATAACCACATCGCCATCGATATAATCAATGATCGTTTTACCATTTAACTTATATTCAACAGTAACACCTGTTCCCAATGCAAAAACCTTTTCAAGAAAGGCTGGGAAGTTGACCATAAAAGCATTTTCTTTGCTATCTAATACTTGCCACAATTGAGTAGTACTTTCTTGGCTATCTAGCTTAATTTGTACTTTTTCTGACCATAATAATTTTGCAAAATCTTCACAAACCTTTTTAGCCATATTCATAGTTAATCTTTCACATTTTCTAACTTTCCCGTCAGCCATCTTTACATTAAAATAATGAAAGTCATTAACGTTACCACGATACCATGATTTCCAAACAACCATCATATCATAAATTTCACCAACTACTAGATTAATTCCTTTTTTACTTAAATTATTCTGTATATCTTGATATAGTTCCCTTTAAATCACCTACTTTTTATTTCCAAACAACGTTTCATTAATACTATCATAAGCTTCTTTAAAAACTTTACCCATAGAGTTAACTAACCCCTCTTTTTCTGGAATATTATATGCAGTTATTACTACGGTTTCTATTTCTTCAGCTTTTTTATAATGATTAACTCCATTAATTGCATACAATTTACCATTATATGTGATATTTTTTGTTTCGTTATCTAATGTAGATTTAAACAATTTATTATATTTTGCAAGTAGTGCCATATATTTTAAATTAAGTTTTTTGTTTTCGTCATTTAAGTTTGTTATTGTTTCTTCTAAAGAAATACATTTATCACATTTTTCTTCAAACTTTTTTATTAATACATTTTGAAATTCTATTAATTCTTTTTTTCTCATAAATTACTCCTTTATTCCTAATTTACTTAAGTTATCCTTAACCCAATATTGAAAAACATCTTGTGTATGGTCTGCATAGCAATAACTATAATCATTAGACCAACTATTGTAGTAAGGTTCTTCGCCAATAAATTCTTTTTCTGTTTTGTCAGGTTCTGGTTTACCTTTTTCAACAGTTCCCTCTTTCCACATATAATTTTCATTTTCTTTTTTGAATATCTTATTATTATTATTTAGCAACACTCTAAACTTTCCTTTTGCTAGAAAAGCCTGTGAGTAATCAATTAATTCTTCTTTATTCTTGCCTTTATTTACTGGATGAAATCTTTTACCATAATCAGTGTATAGCTGGTTTCTTAAAGCACCTTCTGCACTATCTATCGTTTCTTTATCTTCGCCACATTTCCACATTTTAATCATAGCTATTTCAAAGCTAAAGATGTCTTTAGACAACTCGCTAGGTGCTTTCTTTTTAGGCTTTTCATTAGGGCTATAATAGTAAGTATCTAGTAGATACCAATAGCTGTCACTTGCTAGTCCATAGCATCCACAAGTAGTAGCACTTGTTTGATGTCCGCCATCGACGGAAAAGTCTAGATAAAGTACTCTTAAATTATTCTTTGATATATAGTCCTTATCAACGTACTCTATTGTTTCAGGATTATATATCATACCTTCCATCCCGATAACTTCGCCTAAATAAATCCACCGAAATCGTTTATTATCAAATTTCTTCATTCTGTCGGCTTCTTCTATGAACATTTTTCCCAACCAATTTTCTGGAACTGTTCTATAGTCCGTTTCTGAGACTAAACAATCATCTCTTAGTTTCATAGAGTCACACCACTTATTGATCCAATCATATTTATTTTTAGGTGGATTATATGAGTATAAAGCCATAAACCAGTCATTATTACCACGTGTAAAGGTCGCTACTATTTGGTCTATATCTTCTGAATTATCCCAACCAGTTAGTTCTTCGAACCAAACTATTTTAATCAATTTATTTTCATCAATAGTTCCTTTAACTGTTTCAAAATCATCTCCTCCGGCAAAATAAATAGTATTACCGTTTTGTGAAAATTTGATTTCCATTGGAGACACAGTACTTATATAATGAATATTCTCTACAAGTCCCATCCTCGTACAGGCTCTTTTGATTTCTTTATATACTGATTTTCTCAACTGATTTTGATGTTTTCTTAAAATCACAACGGAACAGTTACTTTCATTTAAACAGTTATAGACTATCTTTAAACTAATCATTGAAGTTTTGGTAGAACCACGACCGCCTTTATATATTTGGTGCATTTTATGGCTATTAAACGTTCTATAGAATGACGGTGCTATTTGGCTACTTATCTTCATCTACATCACTTGGCAAGTCGTTAATTATCTCTATTCTATTTGAATTAGTGGTATCTATTTCTTGTTTATCTTGCCAGCCAAAATTGTTTTTCATGTTAAAAATAGAAAATGTAGGATTAAAAACACCTAACAAAGCTCCTTTTTCTATGTTAGCTTCGATTTTAGTCTTAGCTCTTTTTATAGTGTCAAAAAACTCTTCTTTTTCTTGATAGTTTAAAAGTGTTTGCCGATCACAATCTAACCATACACATAAATCACAAATAGTGTAAGGTTTATTGTTTTCATCATCAAAGTAAGCATTTATTTTCTTTTCTAATTCTTCAACACTTTTAAATTTTAAAGGTCTACCACCTTTGTTTTTATCCCTTAGATACCACCTCCTTGTCTTTTTGGTTGCAGAGGTAAGAATTGCACTTACGACCTTCGGCATAGGAAACCGATGAGCTACTAACTGCTCTACTCTGCGATGTTATCTTTATTTCAAACAAAAAAAGAGCTGTTAAGCTCTTACAAAGGGGTGAGAAGAATTTTTTATAACTCTTCACGATAATAATATAGCACAAAAATCGGGTCATGTCGGGTCATCTTAAATATTTCTTCTGTTTTTATATCTACTATATATCCTTTTGCACTGTCTTTCAGAGTAATGTACCATAGCCGATATATTAGCCCATGTATATTCTTTTGTGTCAATTTCTTTGTAGTAGACAATCAGCTGCTCAACCTTGTCATATTTCTTTAAAATTCTCAGCTCGTTATCTATCCAATCCATGTAATTCTTTATCCTCTCTTGATTCTCCAAAATCCTTCGATCTAGATTCTTCCATTTTTCAAGCTCTTTTAACTCGGCATATTTTTCTATAATGTTAGACACTCTACCACCATCTACTAAAATTTTGTCTAGGTTAATGCCTTTTGGCAAGATCAGTGTTTCTAATATTTCTTTTTCTTTTAATAGCCGATTAAGATCATTCGTTAATCTTTCAACTTCATAATTAGCTTCTTTTAACGTCATCTAATCACCAACCAATTCTTTTAATTCTTCTTCTGTGTATATTCTGTTTTTATACACCGTTTGTAGTTGTTTTTCTTTTTTTCTAATTTCAGCTAATAACATTTTTCTATTATCCTTTTGACATAATTTTGCTTCGTTATTTTTGAATGTTTTTAACAATTCGTAATCATTTAAAATTTCTCTTCTTTCTTTTCTCAAATCAGCAAGTATACCTACAATTCGATACCTTTGCGATGTATTTAATTTATTACTCTCAATATAATGATAGATATCACTTAATTTGCTATCTATATTAGACTGCATTGCTGGAGAATTATTTAATTCACTTTCTATTTCATCTAAAAGAGTTATTGCATTTGTTAGATTTTTTATTATATCCATAACCACTCCTTTTTTCATGCTTATACTTCATATAATATGACCAACGTTTTAACATGCTAGTATCATCAGACTTATATTTACACTCTAAATATTTGATATAGTTCTCATATTGTATTTTAGTCATTATTTTTAATAGTTCTTCTTCCATATTCTTTTTTTATCTTATTTACTTCTTTTATTACTTCGTTTATTTTATTAGCAAAGGCAATATCCATTTTCCTACCTTTCCAATAACCTTCGTTGAAATTAATGAAGCCATTGCCTAAAAACGATATTTCTTCTATACTTTTATCCTCATTACTTTCTACTATTTCAAAATAAAAGTCATCATTCCATAGCATAGAACTCTTAAAAGTTCCAGGAGCCCATCTTAATTCATTGTCAACAAACATTATCGCAGTAATTAATTTACAGAATCGGTCTTTTTCTTCTTTAAACACGTTAATCTCTGTGCCATCTTCAATCATTTCTTCTTTGATCATTAACAATAGTTCTATTCCCGTCATTTCTTACCTCCTAAAATTTTGATAGCTTTATCCATATCTTTTCGATAAACATTTATGCAACTAGTTAAATCTTCTATATCATGTTGCATTTGAACAATATTACAGACAAATCTCCACCTATCCCAGTCTTGTGTTTTTTCATAAGTCTTTTTAATTTCTTCTTTTGTTTTCTCAAACATTTCAATAGGTATTGACATATTTTCTTCGGTTGCTTCTACTACTTTTATCTTTGGAGAATATTCTATAACTTTATCTTCTAAATATTTTGTTGCATCATCAAGCTTATTCTTGTAATGATCCGCTAATTCAGAATTAGTATCTGCTACTGCATTCATTTGTTCAAGTTTTTGCTCAGAACTACTTAAAGCTTGTGATAATTTATCGTTGATATTTTCTAATTCGTTAATCTTTTCTATTAACTTAGCTTCATTAGCTTTTACCTCTTCTATCGTTCTATTATCCATATTAACCTCTCTTAAATCTTTTTCTCAATTGCTTAGCTTTATTCTGTCCTTGATTGCG